CCGAACCCGATGTTCTCAGAGTGGCTAATGGGATTCCCGCCAGGGTGGACAGACTTAAAGCCATTGGAAATGGACAAGTCCCTTTATGTGCAGCAACTGCATGGGAGTTACTTAAATGAGTGAATACAGCCCACATCCAGCAATTGAGTATATTTGGGACAATGCGCCGGCATATGCCAAAGCAAAGGGCGAACTGGCGCAACTGGAGGCGTTCAAGTCAAGCCTAAAAGCCATCCTGATGAAAGAATCAGGCGAAACTAGCATTGGAGGCCAAGAGCGAGAGGCTTACGCTCACCCAAAATATCAAACCCATTGTGACGCAATTGGGGCAGCAACCGAGCAGACCGAGTTGCTTAAATGGCGCATGACAAGCGCACAAATGCGATTCGATGCTTGGCGCACCGAGCAGGCCAGTAACCGACAAATTGAGAAAATAACAAAATGAAAGATTATTCTGAAAGCCTTATTAAACTTAAAAAATTGATGCACCAATATCAAAACGCAATTTTAAAGGGCCAATACAACGCATCTGCTGATATTGCCGTGGATATGCAAATTGTTGTTGTTGATCTGCAAGAATGGTCGGAGGCTCAAGTTGAACAAAGTACAACGCAAACACTTTGAAAAACTTGCAGAGCTTGGATGCTCGTTGTGCAGACACTTGGGATATGGGGAAACACCAGCCCATATTCATCACATTAGACGATTAGGAATGAAACGTGAAAATGCGCCGGTTATACCGTTATGCCCAAATCATCATACCGGCAATGATGGGGTACATAGACTGGGCAAAAAGGCGTTTGCTCAAAAGTATGGGGTTACAGAAGAAGATTTATTAAATCAACTTGAGGCATTGTTATGAAATTATTTAAACAATTTACTTTTGAAGCCGCTCACACATTACCGGATTATCCACAGGTTCATGGTCATACTTACCATGTTGAAGTTTGCATTTGGGGTGAAAATTCAGACGATTATGTGATTCGTGAGGCTGAAGTTACAGATGAAATCTTAATTGTTAAAGATTTGCTTGACCATAAATACTTAAACGATTTTATTAAAGTACCAACTAGCGAAAACATTGCTAAATTTATTTGGAACGAGCTAGAACATTTCCCATTGGTCGGTGTAAAAGTTGAACGACCATCATTAGGATTTGGCGTAATTTATCAAGGTGTTGAATGATTCATTATCATGGTCTGCCGATTACACCTGGTACTGCGGCGGCCCTTGCAATCACAACAGGCCATGCCTTTATTAGTTATGCCCATCCTGAACAACTGCCAATTGCTATTGAGGTTTGTCAAAGTTTTGCCGTAGACAATGGGGCATTTAGCGCATGGAAGAAAGGCAAACCGATACTTAATTGGTCTGGATACTACGAATGGGCAGCAAAAGCTAAACTCGTCCCGTCTTGCGACTTTGCGGTGATTCCTGACGTAATTGATGGAAATGAGGCAGATAACGACGCATTATTAGCCGAATGGTCACTACCTAAATGGTTTGGCGCACCAGTTTGGCATATGCACGAATCATTTGACCGGTTAGAACGGTTGGCAAATGATTATCCAAGGGTTTGTTTAGGCAGTAGCGGCAATTACGCAACAATCGGCACACAACAATGGTGGCAACGTATTGCCCAAGCAATGCGGGTAATTTGCAATGATGACGGTCAACCGCTAGTAAAGTTGCACGGCTTGCGGATGTTGAACCCTGAAGTATTCACAAAGCTACCATTTGCGTCAGCTGACAGCACTAACATTGGCAGGAATATCGGAATAGACCAATCTTGGAAGGGAAACTATATGCCACCAAGCAAAGAAGTCAGGGCGCAAGTGATGAGAGCAAGAATTGAGTCACACAATGCGCCGGCCCGATGGAATTTCTTTGTGCCGCAACAATTGCAACACTCGCTTATATGATTGCTACCCTGCAATTGCCGCTACCGCCATCAATGAACACTTATTGGCGCAATTTTAGGGGCAGAACAATCCTTAGTCAGGGCGGCAGGGAGTACAAACTGGCGGTACAAGAGTACGTCACAATCAATAAAGTACCAAGTTTTGGCTCGAGCAGGCTTATGGCAATCATTACAATATTTCCAAGGGATAGACGCAGCATTGACTTAGACAATAGGCTAAAAGGATTATTTGACGCATTGCAAGATGCCGGCGTGTTTGACGATGACAGTCAGTTTGACAAAATAGAGATTGCAAGGGGGTCGATTAAATCGGGCGGCGGTTGTACAATTGTTATAGCAACCTTGTGAGGCCACTATGGATTATCCTGCCGTTTTCGTGTCTACCTTGTTCCACAGCGGAACAAATGCACACTTTATGCATTTGCAAACCGACAGCTACGCCAAGCACGTTGCGCTGAATGAATACTACGACACGATCATTGAGCTAGTCGATAAATGGGCAGAGGCGTATCAAGGCGCTTACTCGATCATCAAGAGCTACCCCAAAGACTTTCATTTAGCCACCGATCCCGTCAAATACATCACAGGCGTAAAAGCGTTTGTTAAAGACATTCGTGACGAACTGCCCAAAGATTCAGAATTACAGAACATTGTGGACGAGATTGCTGACTTGATCGACTCAACCCTCTATAAGCTAAAGGCGTTCAAATGAATAAGCCTGGACTCTATGCCAATATTCTTGCCAAACAAGAACGCATCAAAGCAGGGTCAGGCGAACACATGAGAAAGCCAGGTGATCCAGGCGCACCCACGGCTAAAGACTTTAAAGAATCAGCCAAGACTGCCAAGGACAATAAGAAATGACAGCGGCTTGGCAACGCAAAGAAGGACAAAACCCTGCTGGCGGTCTAAATGCCAAGGGTCGAGCGAGTGCCAAAGCGGAAGGCATGAACCTCAAGCCACCCGTTAAGTCAGGCGATAACCCACGCAGAGCCAGTTTTCTCGCACGAATGGGCAATATGCCAGGGCCAATGGAAAAGGACGGGAAACCGACCAGATTAGCGTTAGCCTTAAAAGCATGGGGCGCATCAAGCAAAGAAGATGCAAGGGCAAAAGCCAAAAATATCAGCGAACGCAATAAGTAAGCTAAACTTAAAATATCTTAAATCTACGACAATTGAGAAAGATATGGCAGTAAAAAAACAATTAACAAATATTAAAGGTGCAGGCAGACCCAAGGGAGTGCCTAACAAATCCACTACAAAGGCTCGTGAGGCGATTGCAGCATTTGTTGATGGTAATGCACACCTATTGCAAACGTGGCTTGAGCAGATCGCTGTAGATGATAGATATGGGCCAAAGACAGCATTTGAATGTTTCATGGCTGTTGCTGAGTACCACGTTCCTAAACTTGCACGAACCGAACATACTGGCGCTAATGATGGCCCAATTGAAATGGTGGTCAAGTGGCAAGACGGGAAGTAACGCTGCCCTACTCTCCACGGGGCGCTTTCAAGCCATTCCACAACCGCACCGAACGTTGGGCTTGCCTAGTTGCACACCGACGAGCCGGCAAGACAGTCGCAGCCATTAACGACATTGTTCGGGCTGCGCTCATGTGCAAAAGCACAAACCCGCAATTTGCGTACATTGCGCCATTTCGTAGCCAGGCTAAGTCGGTGGCTTGGGATTATCTTAAACACTTTGCTCGACCAGTTCTTGCATCATCCAACGAGGCCGAGCTAACTATTGAGCTTATAACTGGCGGCAAAATACGCTTGTTCGGGGCTGACAACGCAGATGCAATGCGTGGCTTGGGCTTTGATGGCGTGTTTATGGACGAATACGGTGACTTCAGGCCATCAGTCTGGGGTAACGTCATACGACCTACATTGTCAGACAAGCAGGGTTGGGCTGTGTTTGCCGGTACACCAAAGGGCAAGAACCAGTTTTGGCAAATATACGAAACAGCTAGAAAAACGCCTGACGAGTGGTTTCACCTTGTTTTAAAGGCTAGTGAGTCTGGGCTGTTGCCTGACACAGAGCTACGAGCTGCTGCCGCACAAATCAGCGATGACCAGTTTTTACAAGAGTATGAGTGTTCATTTGAGGCGGCTATCCTTGGCGCTTTCTATGGCGAGGACATACGCAAGATCACAGATGCCGGTCAAGTTAGGCGTGTTGATTACGATCCGCAC